CTGGACGGCATCGGCACTGGTGGCAACACGGTCTAGGCCGGTCTGAACACGATCTGCGGCTGTTTGCGTGGCATCGGCAGATGTCAAAGCGGCATTTGCAGAAGATGATGTCGCTGCTGTTTGCGAGGCTGTAGCTGAAATCGAGGCGGCTGATGCGTCTGAGTTAGCTGAAGCTGCGCTATTGGCGGCTGCGTTCTTGCTGACTAGGGCTGCTGCTGCACTTGCGGCGGCATTGGTTTCTGAGGTTTGCGCTGCGTTCTCGCTGGCTAAAGCAGCTTGTTCTGACGCTAGAGCCGCTGCGGCTGATGCACTTGCGGAGCCTTGAAGCTGGGTGCTTGTGCCTGTGTTCTTGAAGAAACTACTGTTCGCCATCGTTACCTCTAGTTCGTGTTATAAGATGATTGGAAGTCTGTGTAGGTGTAAGTTGGCTGAATAGCTTGCACACCACCATTCATCTCCTGATCATTTGACTGCTCTTGTATCTCAGAGAGGAACATTCCGTATTTCTGCTCGAACATGGGCGCACGTTCATCTAGGTAGTAATCAGCAGCATAGGTGAGACCCGCATAAATGATTAGGTCAGGTGCCACAGCAGCCAGCGTGTTCTCATCAGTGTTCAGTACCATCGGTGTGAACTCGCCGTAGTAATAGAGAACTAGGCTTCCAGAAGTAGGCTCTGGGTGAACATAGAGGTTCTGCTGCTGACGTATGAACTCTGTAGGGTTTCCGGCAATAGGGTTTGCAGCCACTGCTCTATACTTAGACATAGGGATACGCTGAAGCTCAACGTCATCGTAGTACAGTGAGATGATCTCAAGGAAATCTAGCGGCAAGGTCACTGTGGGTGTCCTAGCTGTGATTGTGTATGTTGACACGTTCTCATTGAGTGGGGTTCTAAGCTGTCTTTGAATACGGGCAATACCTTGGTCAATGAAAGTAGTCGTTAGGGTTGGAGTGATATCGTTTCTGTTGAGAAGGTTGTTAAAATGACTTTTGATATCGCCGTAGTTCATGGTTTAAACCTGCTTTTCTGTTGCCATGAAGCCGTCAAGGTTTTCTGCCTTTAGCTTCTTTATGATTTCTTTAAAAGGAACTGATCCGTCCATTATGTCGAAACCCTCTTTCTTCCATTTCTCGACAAAGATGGTTGGGATCGAGGCGACATGCTGATAATCACCCTCGCGTCTCCCCATGCTGCTGTCGCGCTTGTCTTTTAGGTCATCGAGAAATGCTTGGCTGATGCTCTGGCTGTCTGTTCTAACTAAGTTTCCAGCCTCTTCACTGAAGTCGTTTTGCACTCCAACAAGGTCAATCTTTTTATTCATTGTTATCCCCTTGGTGTTTAGACAAAAGAAAACCCCCAGAAGCATGAGCCTCTGAGGGTTTGTGTAGGCGTGAGGGGTAGCGGTAAGGAGAGCAGAATCCGCTAGGACTCCCCTCACTCCTATCCGCTACACTTAGGTCAGTGCGTTGATCTGGCCTGATCCAAGTGGATTCTTGTGCATGAGGCCGAGTTCCCCGACAACCATGTGGGTGTCTGAGTCGCCTGTTTTTGCAAGTAATGTACGCGCAAACGGACGAAGAGACGCTGTGCGCCACATTGATGGGTCAAGAAGGAACGCATGGTCTGTCATCTGATGGCGGTTAAGTACCACCTTGTACTCACCGAAGGGGCTGACGTACAGATTGACAACATTCGTGAGAGTTTTGTTACCATCATTGAACTCACGGGTACGCCCAGCGGCACCTGTGAAGGCAGAAATGATAAGAGAATCTGCGGGCTTGACCATTAGGATGCTCGCGTCTCCACCATTGTTGTAGACGTTCTGACCAGTAGTTGTGATCATGGCTTCAGTTAGAGCCGCTGTACCACCAGCAGTAGTGTTAGCTGCACCAATCAACTGATCGGCTGAGTCCATCTCACGGGCTGTGGTAGCGTTACCAGCATTACCTGCGTTAGAAGAACCAACAAAGGCGAACTCAACGTCTTTCTTGATCTCTTTTAGGGCTTTTGATAGCTGATATGCTGTTTCTTTAGCTCTACCGTAGGCTTTTACAGCATCAGCGGTTGCTGATACTTGGAAAGTCTTTTGTAGAATCTGGGTATTACCAGTGATCATGGTTGTTGGGATTGCTGTACCTGCTGATGCAGTGAATCCCTCAAGCTGTGCGTTTGCGGCTGCGGCAGCAAGTGAGTCTGTCTGATATTGATACTGACGCGCATGTACTTTCTCTGATTTGATCATAGAGTACATAGGTGTATCGGTTGGTGTGATATCAGAAATGATGTTAGATACGTCCTCAGCGAGGCCGATCTGTTCGTAGGTTTTGTAAATTGCCATTGTGGGGTTTTTCCCTTCTTATCTGGCTGTGTGGTTTTATGCTTCCCAGTTACCTAAGATAGCTGCTGCAATGTCATCGAGGTCACGACCACCACTCTGCACCATGCGCTGCCGAGCTTTCTCGGCTGATGCTTTTGCAGATGACTTATTGTCTGGTGAGCGTTTACTGCGAAGAACCGTTTTGGAAGCTGCACTCTTTTTCTTCTTTACCAAGGCTACTTTCTTACCCTCGTCATACAGTCGAGCCTTGTTGATCAACATGATCACCGCTGGGTCTACATACTGGTCAACTTGGTCTTGGGGCAGTCCGTTGGATACAGCGTAACTACGAATGTCGTCATACAACTTGTTACTCCAGTCGGGTAATTCCTCTTGGAGCTTAGATACGCAATCTCTAGCAGCGTCCTGCATTGCGGTCTTTTGCTGTTGTTTGATGTCACTGTA